AGATCGCGTGGGTTCTTGACCAAAGACAGGTTTGCAACCCAGCGGCTGGTGGTGGTTAACATCAAGTGATCGACCACGCCGCGCTTGAGTGAGGACATCGTCTTCTGCAAGTCGCATAGCTGATCGGCCAGCGACATGCCATAGAAGCGGTGCGGGAGCGGGAAGGGCGTAAAGGTGCGGAAAGGCATCTCAGCCACCAGCTCAGTGTCCAGCATTACATGACGGCTGTGTATGCACTTGTAGTACACGCACTCGTTAAGCTCCGCGTCGTGGCGCTTGATGTAACTCTCGTACAGCGTCACATACTCGCGGTCTTTGGCGTCATCCAAGCCGAATCTGTCGTGGCGGAAGCTATCAACGGAGTCCCGGCCAATCGAGCCGTCCTCCTTCAGCATGTCCTCCTCATCGAGCTTGGCAACAACATCGGGGTCAAAGCCCTCAGCCAGCAGCTCGCCACGGGTGCGCGCCATGCGGTGCGAGCAGAAGTCAGAGTCCTGCACGGTCTTGGCGCGTGGGTTGATTAGGAAGTCTTCAGGCTCCACGGTCTCGACGCAGACCTTAGATGTGTCGAAGCGGCGGCGGGTGGTGCCCGATATCGCTACCTGCGAATAGGCGGTGCCGGTCTGCTCGTCCACGATCTCAACCGACTCCTCCATCATCTCAATCAGCTCCACGTCTGGCGCTGACATCATCACGTTGAACTCGTTCTCGCTGAACTGGCTAAACTCCTCGGACTCGTATCGGTAGTCGGCCTTCCAATACCGCTTCACCACCCCGGTCTTGGCAATCAGCGCGTCGTGGATAACGTCCGCGAGGATCTTGTAGCCGTTGTTCTGGCGGTAGAAGTTGTAGTTTGTCCACGCCGTAGCCATCCGGGCAGTGAAAACATCCTCCGGCGACTGCGGATCGAAGCGGCATATGTTCCTGTCGGCGCTGAAAGTCTCCAACATCATCGCCTTTACAGCCTCAACGGCGTCGAAAACGTCGCGGGACACATGCTGGCTGCGTCCGCGAGTCTCGTTACCCATCGGCTCGCCGTAATAATATCGGTGGCCCTTGTCGCGCTGGTCGCCTACCTCGCTGTTGGCGTAGGTGTCGGCTGCGTCGATGTTTCGCTCCAGTGTCGAGAGCAGCTCCTGCTCGTCAATAGTCATATTCATGGCTTAGGTATCCTTCTTTTGTACCAAGTTGCTGCTGCTCTGCGTTGTTTTGACCGAATCTGGTCACCGATATGGCCGCGTAGCGCGTTGCGTCCATCAAATCGTCGAACTCTTTGTGAATTTTTCCCTTCTTGCGGTGGTAGCGCCTAAATTCCTCAAACCACGGGGATAAGTTGCTGAAAACCTGCAACCTGCCGGTGCGGAACCGCTCCAGCATCTCCATCAGCCCCGGCTCCACATAGTTGGTGCCGTCTGGGTTGGTGAACTTGCCGATCATCAGCACCCCGGCCTCCAGATACATTTCCGCCAGTGTCTTGCCAGACCCCTTTTCTGTGCTGTCGCCGTCGTGGGGGTAAATCATGGGGATGGTTTTCCCTCGTGACTTGATGGCCGAGGCGTGTACCGCCGGAATCTCGCCCTCTTTCTTGTAAATGTCGTACACATAGATGCAGTCGTTGTCTGGGTTGTAGGCCGTCCAGACCACGCAGGTGGGGTGAGTAATACCAAAGTCGATGGCGGCCAGTTTTTTGTAGTGGCCGGGGATCTCGAAGGGATCGCACTTAACGACCTCCTCGGAGAGCGCGAACACCATGCCCTCGCCAAGCACCGGGATGCCCTTGGAGCGCATATCGCGCTGATACTCGGGGATAGCAGCCAGTAGCTGCTCCTTCGTCTCTTTATTTAAGTGCTTCGCATCGTCCCAAGTCGCATTTGCGAGGTGCTGCCCAGAGGCCCGGTTATCCATAAACTGGGCAACCAGCTCGGTGACACCGTTCTCTGGCGTGAATGTCATCGTGACGTACCCGCCCTCGCCGCCGTTGCCGGTGGCGGTTCTTGTTAGGCACTGTGGATAGATCGTTGGATCAACGGGTTCCTCGTCAATCCAGATGAAGTCTTGGGAGCTGCCCATCAGGACATGCTGGCCCTGCGTGTAGGATTTGAAACTTACCAGTGAGGTGTTGCCTGCGGCGTGCCTGACTGCAACATCACGCGGGAGACGTGGCGTGCCCATTGCCGGTGTGACCTGATAGACCTGATCCTGACGGATAAGGCCGTTACCGTCGAATTTGCCCTCGCCTAGATAGGCACCAAACAGCTCCTTCACCACAACATCGCGGAGCTGCTCTCCAGACACCCCTAAGCACCATATCGAGGTTGGTTTTTTGAAGCGTATTCCGCCCCACCAATCGGGGTAGTTGCCGGTTAGATGAAAAGCTACCTCCACGGCCATGCTGGCGGTCTTGCCGACTCTGTTTGCNGCCATCAAAAGNCGCTGCTTGTTTTNNTTTCCGGCNTTNTAGAATTTGCGCTGCCAAGGGTAGGGCNTGAAGTGGTCNAGCCGGTGGGTTCGCTTGTGNTCNTTNACNACNGCGATGGCCTTGGCTATCTCCGCCGCTTTTTCCTGCTGCTCTTCTGTNAGTTCAGGAGTCCCTTTTTTGCGAACCGCTTTTTTTGAAGTGCTTACTGCCACANACCGCCCTCAGNNTGTAACTCGATATACCCCCCGTAGCCGCCCCACAGCGGAGTCCCGGATTTGCGAAGCCGATCTGACCCGGATCGCCCCCCAGAACCTTGACGGCATCGAGATTCGTAAGTCATTGATTTAATTAGACTTTTTCCCAGGGCCGAGGGCCGGTACAGTTGTAACTGTACCAAGGTGGCCGTCAGCCCCCGTCCTACCTAGGCGACGGGTTATACCTGACAACCGCATCACAGCTTCGACGGGTCAATGCCCGCGGCCTTCAACGCCTCGATCGCAGCATCGAGCTGCACATCAACGCCCACCGCGCCGCTCACATCGACCTCCTGCCGGTCTGTCCAGCCCCCTCGGTTCTTCAAGAAGAATATTTGCGCCGCGGTCTTGTCGCCCTCGACAGCACCCTTGTGCAACGCATTGGTGACAGCGGTAAGACCAGCGGCCTTCCCGGCCTTTAATGTGCTAACGAACTGTTCATCGTTTTTCTTGCGCCTTTCAAATGTGGGCGTGCTCACGCCAAGGCTTGCCGCCATCTGCGCCTCGGTTAGCCCTATCTCTGCCAGCCGGTACAGCTCGTCGAGGTTTATCTCTTTTTCGTTTGCCATATAAATGCCTTGCATTTCAATTGCTTACGCAGCGCATTATGCGCCTAACAACATCGCGTTGTGAACCCACTTTGATATTGTTTTTAACGCCAGCCGCACGCAATAACGCCCACCCGGCACGGTTGACACGCCGCGGAGCATCTAAGTCATTGATTTCATTGAAGTTGCCGGGTGAGTGGCCTGTGCCGGTCTTTTTTTTCAATCCATACGGGATGGGGTTTTTAGGGGCGTACCAGTGGGTGGCAGCGTCAGCCTCCAGTTATGGGTATGTCTTTTTCATTTTCATATGGATTACCTTTTACCTTGTCTCACTTGTCTCTCTCTCTCTATTTAAGAGAAAGGGTAGAAAAGATAAGGGTTTCAGCGCTCCGGGTAAGTGTTCCGGGTGATCTCAGGCTCCTCCATATCCTCAGCACACCCGGCACAACGGAGGCGAGGGGGCCGCTAATTCTCGCCCTTGCCCCCGGTCAGTACATAGTCCTTCAGCACCACTCCTAGTTTGGCATCGCCGCGCCTGTGCTCTTTAATCCATGTGCGCTTAACGAAGTCGCCGTACTCGTCACGGTATACACGCCAGTGCCCACGCACTTGATGCAGGCGCTTGCCGTATGCCTCATCGCGTGGCTCTAGCTGTCTGGTCTCCACGCCATCAGGCTTGGGTAGCTTGATCTTGCAGCGGTAGTACGAATCACGGGGTGTGACCTTGGGGCTGCGCCCTTTCTTTGATCTCTCAAATCGCTTTTGTTCCCTCGCTATCCAAGGGTAGTTCAGGACACGCAGCGTCTCCCAAGACAGCCGTATCAGGTACGGCACCCACGCTTCTTTAAATTGCTCGAAGACTTGTTTGGTGTACTCCTTCCCAAACAACTCCTCCATATGTATGCAGCCTACAGATCGCAGCATTTCGAGGTAGCCATCACTTGCTTCAGCGTATGGCTCGCCTTGAAAGTTCATGCCATACATCAACAGCGACATGTGATTATAAATGTCTAGGTCAACTGGCGGCCTGCGACTCTCTGTCTTGAAGCTCCTGCCAAGCATCGAAACATAAACCTTGTCGATCTCGCTAAAGTCGTGGAAACAGTATGCGTCTATCTGCCCATCGTGGTGCTCTGTTAGTAGCACACCGATTCGCTCGAATTGATAAATGTTCTTTTTTTCGCCAGTTGAATCTGTAAGGAAAGGAACGTAGGTTTTTGGTTGATCTTCAAGGATGACGTATCCGCCAGACCAGCCAAGAGATCCCATGTGCTTATTGAAATTGACCCCGCTAAACTCCAGCCAACAATGCTTGAAGGGGAGTCGCAGTTCACTCTGCGCCTCGACTATGTTTCGAGTCATCAACTTGACTGGCAGGTTGCCCTCGTTCTGAGTCAACTCGGCCCAGCTACTCTGCTTAAACACCTCGTCCATCAGAGCATCGTCAATGTCAAACTTGCGAGAGGTCTTGAGCCTTCCGTTTAACACTTCGTGAAGCATTCTGCCAGCGTCTGGCTTCTCTGGCTTGTGCGCCCCCAGAATGCGCTTCTCAGGCTTTCTAAGGGCGTACATGACGTGCTGATATAGATCTCCTTCCATCACAGCCTCCTATCGCTTCAATCGGTATAAGTTCTCGCCGCTTGGAAGCAGCTCCCGAGCGCGTTCATCCATGTACATGAAGTTGCTGCTGTCAGCGCCACACTCCCAGCACTTGGCATCGAAATCGCCGCCATTCTTGGCGTGGTGCCGCTGCTGTCGGTTGCACTGGCTGCATACGAGCCAATCAGTGAGCGGGGTGCCCAATATCTTGTACCGCTTGTTGGTCAGCACCTCTTGCGGCGACACAGCCTGCCAGTACACAGAAATCTTTCTGGTCTTACCCTTTGGTGAGCTTTGCATACCTTTCTCCCCGGGCCGCTTACGCGGCCTCCTCGTCCAGATTGACGGCCTTAGTTGGCCGCTTGTAGAAGCCGAACTTGTCATCGTCACGCGATGGCTCAACCGCCGCCATGAAGGTGACTCGCGCTCCGCGACTGGCGTGTAAGCTGCTGGGGATGCTGCCCCACACCTTGAAGCCCCGGTCATCCTTAACCAGCATCTTCCAAGTGTCGCCGTAGTAGCCCTCTTGCAGCTTGATGGCGAGTATTTCGCCGGTAATTTCAACGCGCCCGGTAGGGCATGGCTCGGCGGCATCTAACTCCGCCTGCTCAGTGGCGCGTTGGGCAGCCGCGGCTGCAACCTTTGGAGCCTCAAGGTAAGACTCGATGGCGTCAGCCACGTCCTTGCAACGCTCATCGATGTAAACGTGAGCCATGTGGTCGCCGTCACGATCCTCAAAAGACTTGCCGGTGGTGACAATAACGATGCCCGACAGCGCCTCGATGACGGCATCAGCTCGCTCGACGGTGATATAGGTGACGCGGCGCAGCGGGTAGCCAGTGCGCTTCTCAGCGTAGTCACTGCAAAACAGCTTGATCTGCTTGCTCCAAGGCAGGAACTCGCCAGCCATGAAAACACCATCAAGCACGGCCTCTTCCTCGCCAGCACCGTTGTAAAGACACCACTCCCAGTGGTAGTTGTCGCAAGGCGCGTGCATTCCAGCGGCGCTAATCGTCGGCTCCATGCCGTGATTGGATTCGACGTTCCTATCTATCCGAGCGTCTCGCGCAGCTCTGGCAGCCGCAGATTTAGCGTTGAACTGCTCGATACGAGCAGCGACGGTTTGAACTAGTTGTTGTAAATCTTGCATCCCGATCTCCGTTGTTGTTGATGGCATCAATTATACCTACTTGTGTGGTAGAGACAAGTTAAAGTTGTCTTTGCAGGGAAATGTTTTAGGCAAAAAAAAGGCCGCTTACGCGGCCTCCTCTGTGTTTGAAATGCTGAACCAAGACTGAGCGCTGTACACACTGGTCTCGCCGATAAAATTGCACGGCCTGCCGTTCTTCTCGAAAACCTCGATCAAAAACGGGTGGCTTTTTTTCCTTGGGTTGTAGCCGATCAGCCTCATTTTTTGGCCTCTAAAAAAAGCAATCGCTTTAGTATCGAGGCCATACTTGCACGCGCCTTTCCACAGTCGATCTTTGTCGATTTGCAGCTTGGCGTCTTTTTCGCTTTGGTGAGCAGCAGTTTGATCTTCCTCTGTTTCAATACCGGAAACCTTGCCCTCTGGGATATCGACGCAGGAAGTCACCTCGTAGACGTTGGTGATCCTGCACCTGTTTTTCTTGGCCGTCTCGACAGGCTCACAGTGCCACTGGTCAATCAGTCGGCCCTTGTCTATCACCATGACGTGACGCCTGACGTAGACCAAGTAGGTCGCGCTTGGCTTGGCGTGCTTGAAATGAAAATTACGGACGGTCATGTAGTTTAAGCCCTCGACCTGTTTTAGCTTCACGCCGAACTCGCTCTGAATCAAATTGACCAACCTCATTCGAGTTGTGCTGCCCTTCCAGCGTGCGGTCTTGTTAGTGGCTACCTTGTAGGCGTCAAACACTTCCTGCGGCTCGTAGCCAGAAACCAACGCCCCGGCAAAGATGCCGCAGCAAGGCATCATCGAGCAAAATGTTCCGTTGATTTTCTTAGGTTCCATGACCATCTCCGTTGTTGTTGATGGCATCAATTATACCTATTTGCGTGGTAGAGACAACTAAAAGTTGTCGGTACAGAAAAATGTTTTAGGCAAAAAAAAAGGCCCCTAGCTGGGGCTTTGGAGTCTTTCTATCTCGGCGTCTATGTAGAACTTTATCTTCTTGGCGTCCCGGAGCTGATCGCTGTGGGAGGACTGCCCGTATCGGTAGCAGCTCCTAAATATCTCACCGATCTGGGCGTTCATATTCTTGTAGCTGATTAGGTGCTGAAGCTCCTTGGCCTTTGGCGGCAGCTCGTAGTAGCTGGCCGTGGAGCCGTCGGAGCGGTTACTGTTATTTTTCTTCAACCTCTTGGGCCTCCTTCTTGATCTTGTCGATTTGGGACTGATAGGCAAAAGTTTTCACCACCTGCTCGCGTGAAAGTGTCCCAGCCTCGCGCTTATACGCGCCAGAGTCTAGCTGTTGGATCTCACCCCCTCGGCCAAGGAAATCCTCAAGCGCCTTAGCGGCCTCGTTACGCTGCGCGTCCTTAAACTTGTCCCGGGACGGCCTCAATGGATTGTCTCCTCGCCGCGCACAACATCAACCTCGGCCCCGCAGCACGCGCTCACATAGGAGTACGTCCGGCGCTCGACCATTTGGTCGCCGTAAGGCTCTAGGTCAATATCCAGATCCTCCAAGATGTCGCACTCGTTCTTGCAGCTAGAGCAGAGATACTCAGTAACGCGCATCGCACACCTCTTGGATGTTCAGGTAGTCAGCGTGTTCGCCGCCCGCCAAGCGATCGCAGTACGCCGCCTCGCTTGCGATGGCGTCCTCAAAGTCTGAGTCGCCCGCTACCGCAAAAGCCAGCAGCACCGCAGCGGGGAGGGCGAGGCGCAGCAGCGCCTTCTGAAATACAGCAACACTCATAAGTTGTCTGACCTCAAAAAGTTGTAATTAAGTGCGGCAGAATGGACAAATTGGGGCCGGTGTTTCAGGGGCAGCCCGCGCACATTTATCCTATTTCACGTCCAGAATATTTAACTGGCACACACTGACGCTGCCGCTCGCCTGCGGGAGATCCCCCATCGAAAGCTACTCCGCAAACGCCAGCACAAGCTGGTGCTGACGGTTCAAAAGGTCTGTCAAGTCTTTTGATTTCATCTCCTTAAAAACCTCGCCCGTGTCGAGGTCTGAGACACTCAACATGAACTCGGTTGTATCATCGCTAAATTCTCGTATCGGTGTAACCTTAATCACCACGCCCGGTGCCTCTAATTTTACATCGCATACGTTGTCGAAAGCTGCCTCAAGGGGCCTGACATTTTCTTGCATTTACTCCTATCCTGTTTTCATTTCCCATTCGCCGTGGAAGAAAGTACCAGAAGAAGGTGGTTTCGACAACATAGAGTGGTCAATTATTTTCGCAGCAGCATTTTCTATCAAAACGGCACCTCATCGTCCCAGTTTGCCGGGTCGAGCGGATCAAGCTCTTCAGCCGGGTCAATCATCACGTTGCTATCGATATTGTGGTGGGCGTTGAAGGCCTCTAACGCCAACGCAGGCACGACAAACTGTACAAACCGCACCTGCCGATGGCCTACCCGGGAGCGTTTCTCGCCAGCGATCAGGCCATCGATCTCGTGCAAGTGTTTCCAGAACTGAGACTCCTTGCGTGCGTTCTCAAAGCGCCCCTTTACGCTTGATACATAGCACTGATAGATCGCGTTCTTCGGCTCAAACTTCGCAAACTCCATTACCTCACCGTTGGTGCGCTGCTCCCTAAACTCGCCCGAGCCGATACAGTCCATAACCCACTGATCAACCGTGTCTAGTGACAGCAGCTTCTGCTCATCCAGCGCCGCAGTGCGCGGAGCCTGACGCACATCGACGGTGTTAAGGTCGAAGTGCTTGAAAAAATGCAGCAGGCGCTCGGCACCGCCGCGGTCGTACCACCGTCGCAGCGCCCCGAAGTATTTGGCGTCCTGCTGCTTCACGTTTGACACGTCGAAGATGGCGAAGCGGCGCTCGTCCAGAGATGCGGGCACCACCCACTCCTCGTTGGAGCTGAACAGCAGACGGGTGTAGTTGGCGGAGCTGTAGCTGTCCATGCCCTTACGCTCTACCGTTATCCGGCCATTGGTCAGCAGATCCTTTAGCGCACCCTCGGCTGCCTTGTTGCGTGCCCAGTAGGCCTCGTCGCACTGAAGCAGCAGGGTGTCCTCTAGGTGGCGGTTGAACTTGCCGGTGACGTGCTCTGCCTTGGAAACGATACGGTGGTGCGCCTTGCACAGCCCGCCAACCAGCTCGCCGAAGAAAGTCTTGCCCGAACCCTTAGAGCCGCGCAGCACCAGACCCACACCGACCTTGGACTGCGGCTTCTGTATCATCTGCGCCACCCAGCCAAGTATGTAGCGTGCGTGCTCCTCGTTCCCAGAGGCGATCACGTTGGTCACAAAGTCGGTGAACGGCTGCACCTCACCCTGCACGGCCTTAAAGCTCCAGCCCCTCCACAGGTTGTATCGCTGCAACACCTCGGAGTCCGGGGCGAAGCAGATACCTGCCGCGTATGTGCGCCGGTCAGGGTGCTCAAGCCAGAGGTCAACGAGGTTCACCATGCGCGGCTTGTCGCTGCCCGGGTCGAGCACCTTGCGGTTTGCGAACTCTTTCTTCAGGTCTTCAATCTTGTAAAGGATGATCTGCTCGGAGTTCAGCTCCTCCCGCAGAACCCGCGCCGAGCCTTCGACCTGAACAAACGCCCAACGGAGTAACATCGTTGGCAGCTCGTCAGCGACCAGCTCGAAGCTCTCGCACTTTTTTGCCTCAAACTTCAGCGAGGCCATCGTGACCTGCGCCCCTTGGTAGTCACCGAAGGACAGCCAACGCTTGGCGCACTCACCCTCCTGATACTTTGATCCCTCAACAGACCAATCGTCCCAGAGCTGCAAGCCCTCTGGCTCGCCACCAAACTGATGGTGCAGGGCCATGCCGACCCTCACCCAATTGTCGTGGTGATCATCGGGGTCGAGGTCTCGCAAGATCGATGCGATCTCCTCGGCGTCCATGTCGAGAGCAGCCTTCAGGTTCATCAGCGCGTCGGCCTCTTGAGCCTTCTGCTGGCTCCCGGGGCGCACCTCCTCCCAACCCAGATCCCGGGCGACCTCCTCGAAGTAGGCGATGAAAGCCATCGCCAGCTCCTGCGTCAGCTCAGGCAAGTCATCGTAAAAGACATCGGCGAGGGTAGGGCCGCTAACCCACTCGTAGGGTTTGATCGTCTTAGGGTGTATGCCATAGGCAACCCACTGCTGCCCGTGCCCCAGAATCTCGACGGCCTGCGTGACACCGTCGGGTGTCTTAAACTCGCAGGACTTCATCTTCTTAAAACGCTCGACGTTCTGAAACGGGACAACGCACTTAGGGTTCTCGCCGATGCGAATCGCACTAAGACCAACATTGTTTTTCAGCCAATGCAGCAGCTTGTTGTTGACCGCCTTGTCGCGGCAGTCTATATCGACAGCGCAGGTAGTCGAGGCAAGAACGCCGATACCAAACTCCGGCATCTCACTGATCCAGCTCGTTACCAGCTCCGGCGTGCTCTGTATTTTTTGCCAGTCATTACCCGGCGGTCTCTTCTTACCCGGAAGGATTGGAACTATGTCGTACCCACGCTCTACAAGCCGGTGGCCGTGTTGGTCTATCATGGAATCCCCTGATCACTCGAAACGGTGCGCCATATCCTCGGCCCACTCAGAAATGCGGCGGCAGATTTCCACGACCCAGTAGCTGACCTCGTCAACCAGCTCGCCAAGGACTTGGAAAAACCACCAGATGAAAAGAAAGAGCTTGGCTCTCACTTATTACCCAACAGATTTTTTGTGTCGATAAAAAGTGTGGGGCAGAGGTCGGGCCATGTGACCGCGTTGTCGGTACAAAACTCAATCTGAAGCGCCCGGCTGGCGGGCACCTCCCCACGCGCACGCCAAGCGGCCACGTTTTGCTTTTCTAAATCGAGCATAAGGGCGAGCTGCCTGTCAGACCGCAGGCCTAGAATCTCTTTTGCGCGATCGAGCGCGTGGTTAACTTCTTGGATTTTGCTTTTCATTTTTACCTTAAAAAAATTACCGACAAATTTTGTTGCAGAACGGTGTTGTCTGGATAATGATACAACTTATGTTGTTTATCAAATAATAAGATGTTCCAGCAATACGAACTCGATCTGGCCCCGGCCCACGCAATCCTCAGCGCGAGCAGCTCCCACAGGTGGATAGCCTGCCCCGCCAGTGTGCAGGCGCAGTTTGGTTTGCAGGACGAGAGCAGCCCCGCCGCAGCCGAGGGCACGGCGCTGCATGAGCTGGCGGAGACCTGTTTACGCAATGCCCAAGAGCCTCACGAATTTTTAGGCAAGGAAGTCAACGGCCACGTCATTGACCTTGAGCAAGCAAACATGGCTCGGGTTTATGTCGAGCACTGCCGCTCTCTCCCGCAGGCGCACACCTACGTCGAGCGGCGCGTGGATTTTTCAAACTGGGCGGATGAAGGCTTCGGCACCGCGGACTTTCTATCGATCGACGAGGGTGAGGCGTTTGTGGTGGACGCGAAGTTTGGCCGGAGCTTGGTGAACGCCAACAACACCCAGCTCAAGTGCTACGCCCTCGGCGTGTTCGACGCCTTTGGCTTCGACCGCCAGATCGACACGATCAACATGACGATCGTGCAGCCCCGCCTTCGTCACCTAGAAACGCACACCATGCGCTCCCGGGAGCTGCTCGCTTGGGGGCGAGAAGTTTTAGCGCCCGCGGCTAAGGCCGCTCTGGGGGACAAGCCGCCCTTCAACCCGGGCGAGTCGCAGTGCCGGTACTGCCGGGCGTCGGCAACCTGCCGGGCTTTGGCGGAGCACATTTTCGCCAAAATCGGTGAGGAGTTCGCGTGAAGGAGCCAACCGTTTTGAGTGTTGAGGAGATAGCAGATCTGCTGCCGCACCTCGCAACGATTAAAAGCTGGTGCGACGCCGTCGCGGCGCACGCGGAGGCGCTGGCGCAGAGCGGGGTTCCCATTGAGGGATACAAGCTGGTGTCGAGCAGAACAAATAAAAAGTGGGCAGACGATGAGCAGGCAATTCGGGCCATGGCGTCCCTGACCAATGAGCCGGTGATGAGCCGCAAACCTATTTCACCGAGTAAGGCAATCGCCATGCTTGGAGAAAAGTGCGAGGAGGTGAACAGCCTCATCGTGAAACCAGAAGGCCGACCGACTCTGGTGCCGGTCTCCGACAGGAGACCTGCTGTACCAGTGGCGGATGCCTTCACCGTTATAGACTGATAAAGGAAAGATAAATGTCTACGTTTAAGATCGAAAACGCTCGTCTGAGTTTCCCTAGCCTCTGGCAGTCATCTGCTTTTGGTGATTCAACTAACCTCAAATACTCTGCGACCTTTATTGTCGATAAAGAGCAGCAAGCGGAGCTGATTACTGCCATGAAAAAAGCAGGGAAGGAACTCGCTAAGGAAAAGTGGGGGGAAAAGCTGCCGAAGAAACTTTGGTCTGCCCTACAGGACGGCGACGAAAGTGATCGCGCCGAATATGAGACCTCGATGATTGTGAAGGCAAACAACAAAAAGCGGGTGCCAGTGGTGGACAAGGATTTGTCTGCGTTGGTTGAGGAGGACGGGCGTCCGCAGGCCGGGGACTACGTTAACGCCAAGGTGCGTTTTTACGCATACTCAGACGGCACTGCTTTTAACGGCATTCTTTGCAGCCTTGAGGCCGTGCAGTTTGTGCGCGAGGGCGAGCGATTTGGTGGAGGCGGCAACGCGCTGGAAGGCTTCGATGACATTAGCAGCGAGGCAGCCGAGGACGTGTTCGAGGAGGCGGAGGATCTTCTCGCGTGATCGTGAGCCTCGACTTCGAGACATTCTCGGAGTGCGACATCAAGGCCTCGGGTGCGTTTTCTTATGCAGACCACCCCAGCACTGAGGTTCTTTGCCTAGCTTGGGCGGTCAATGATGACCCGCCCGAGCTGTGGACGCCCGGCATGCCCGCGCCAACCGAGCTATTTCATTTGATAGAGCGCGGCGCGGAGGTCTGGGCTTGGAACTCGTTTTTTGAG